TGTTCCGGCGATCCTGGGGCGCACCTTTATGCACGGGATACGCGACTGCTACAGCCTCGCGCGCGACGTCTTCAAGCTCGGCAAGGTTGAACTAGCCAAGCAAGACGTCGAATGGCCGTTCGATCCTATCGTCATTCACGAATACCCCCGCAAGGATGGTTGGTGGGGTAGTCACAAGAAGCCCGATCAAGACCTCTACGCCGAGAACTTCATGAAGGAAGGCTTCGTGAGAATTCAGCGCGAAGAGGCTCGCCCCGGTGATGGATTCCTCATGAAGATTCACAGCGAGCGCCTTAACCACGCGGGGCTGCTTCTCACTGGCGGGCTTCTCGTTCACCACCTTCCCACGCGGCTCTCTCGTCGGGAGCCCGCTGGCATCTGGGCTCGCGCCGCTGATATCTGGGTTCGATACGAGGGTAACAATGCTTAGGAATGTCTGGCTTCACGGCCGTCTCGCCGATGAGTTCGGCCCTGTCTTTCGCTTCGACGTAGAAACGGCTGGCGACGCTATTCGCGCGCTTCATTGCAATTTCCCGACCTTCCTCGTCTCTGCTCAAGAGGGTTCATTCGAGATTGTTCGCGGCGATATCGAAGACGACAGTATGCGCCTCGAGCTCGATCAGGTGAATGAGTTTCGACTCGGCAAGGCTGATCTTCATATCATCCCGCACATCACCGGCTCGAAGAGTCAGAACGCGGGCGGCACGCTTAAGGTTATCCTCGGTGTCGCGCTTGTTGGCACGGCTTTATTTATGTCGGGCGGGACGCTGGGCGCCGGCCTTATGTCCACCGGCATTCTAAGCGGGCTTACCTACGGCAATGTCGCCATGGTGGGTGTAGCGCTCGCGGTCGCCGGCGTCGCGACCTTGCTCTCGCCCAAACAGCAAGATCCCTACAATCAAGCCAGCTTCACGCTGAGCGGCCCCGGCAACTCCTATGCTCAGGGAAACCCCGTACCGCTGGTCTATGGCGAGGTTATCGTCGGTTCGCAGCTGGTCTCGGGCTCACTCGATATTGAACAAATCCCGGTCAATTGGGATCCGACCAACGGCAACACCTCCATTGACACTTTCGATCCCGAGACCGGGCAAGGCGTCGTTTCTGGCGGCCCCACCTCCTATACTCAACCTTCTGGTTACACCTGATGAACGCCATTGTAGATATTCGCGGTTCGGGTGGTGGCAATCCTTTTGCCGCGCCCACTTCAAACGGCGGCTCTGGTAAGGGCGGCGAGCAGGGCGTTCAAAGCAATAATACGCTTCGATCGGCTGCGTTCGCGCGCCTCGTCGAGCTAATCTGCGAGGGTCCGATCGAGGGTCTCGTAAACGGCGGTGAGTCAATCTATTTCAATCAGACGCCGGTCGTTAATGCCGATCAGACCGTCAACTTTAGAGGCGTTCAGTGGTCTGCTCGTAACGGTCTCCCTGATCAAGCTGGACTTGTCGGTAATGCGACCGCTGAAAATCAGACCGCCGTTAACGTTCAATGCCAATTCAATGTGCCGCCGACTGTCGTAACCATCGACGATGTCGAGGCGACGTCCGCGCGCGTTATCGTCAGCGTCCCCGCGCTCTCCTCGACCGATAACAACGGTAACACGGGGCCGACGAATGTCTCATGGCAGGTCTGGTGTCAGCCCAGTGGCGGCGCTTGGGCGATGGTGGATGAGGTCGATCTGCTAAACCAGATGTGCACCTCGGTCTATCAACAGCAGAGCGTCTTTAATCTACCGCCAGGCGGCTCGCCATGGAACATTAAGGTTGTTCGGCTGACACCCGACTCCTACACGATCAATCTTCAAAATCAGACCTGGTTCGACTCCTATACGAGCGTCGTCGCGGGGAATTTCATCTACCCGAACTCGGCTGTGGTCGGTCTAACCGTTGCCGCGGAACTCTTTAGCGCAACTTCGATCCCCGGCCGATCATTTCACATTAATGGCCTCATCATCCAGGTGCCGTCAAACTACAATCCGACGACACGCATCTATACGGGTATCTGGGATGGCACTTTTCAGAATCTCTACTCGTCAAACCCCGCGTGGGTTCTCTACGACCTTCTGACGAACAATCGTTATGGAATTGGCGCCTATATCGACGTAACCAAAATCGACAAGTGGTCGCTCTACACGATCGGTCAATACTGCGATCAGATGGTCATGGATGGCTTCGGAGGCACGGAGCCGCGATACGCATTCAATGGCGTTCTGAATAATCGTCAAGACGCATGGAAAGCGCTCATGAGCGTTACCTCCTGCTTCCGTGGCATGATCTATTGGGCGACCGGCCAAGTCTTCACAACCGCCGATATCCCCGCCGACCCGCTGAAGCTCGTGGCGCCGGCCGACGTCGTCGGTGGTCATTTCAGCTACAGCGGGACCGCGCTCAAGACCCGACACAGCGTCGCGATGGTCAAGTGGAATGATCCGCTAGCCTTCTGGTCGCCGGCGCTCGAGGTCGTAGTCAACGGCGCGCAGATGAATCAGTTCGGCTGGCGCGAGACTAATCTCACCGCGGTAGGCTGCACGAGTCGCGGTCAAGCGAATCGCATGGGGAAGTGGATCCTCGATACCGAGCAATATTCCACCGAGACCATCGAATACGTGGCTTCCTGGGATCACGTCGGCGTTGTGCCTGGTCAGATCATCTCGGTAGCCGATCCTAATAAGGCCCAGGTTCGGATCGGCGGCCGCATCGTGAGCGAAGTCAGTTCTGGCGTCTATAAGCTCGACGCGGTGTTCACGCCGACCGTGGGCGAAACCTATACGATGATGGCCGAACTGCCGGACGGTACGATCGGAACCGCCGCGGTGTCCAGCTTCAGCGGCGCCAACGTTACTCTGACGGCGGACTTCGCGATCCCCGCCGCTCCGAACACGCTTTGGGTTCTCACCGGAACCGAAGTATCGCCGATGATGTGGCGCGTGCTATCGGTCGTAGAGACTGATAAGCATCTTTTCAAAGTGACGGCTCTATTTTATGATCCGACCAAGTACGCGCGCGTCGAGGATATGCAGCCGCTCGCGCCTATTCAGTATCATCAGGTCAAGACAACGATCGATCCGCCTAGTAACTTCAGCGCGACAGAAACCCTAATTCTTCAGAATGGCGTCGCAGTCAATAACGTCGTGTTGTCGTGGACGCCATCAGACGACTTCTTGGCGTCGAGTTATCTCATCACGGGCTTTAGCCCTGCCGGCGGCGGTCAAATTACTTTCGGCAACGCCACAGCGACGAATTTCACTATCAACAACTGCGTTCTCGGTCTGTGGACCTTCAATATTCAGAGCGTGGGCTATGCTGGTCAGGTGTCGACCAATATTTCCATAACGTTCAATGTCGTGGGATGGGCGGGAGCGGAACCGCCGACTGTCACCTTACTTGAAGTCTTCAATGGCGGTGAGAATACGAACTTCGGCGGGCCGGATTGCCATGTCACCTGGCAGAACAACTTTCTCGGGGCGAACTACGACGCGGGGCAAGAGCCTGTAGCCGCGGGCGCCGGCACTGGCTCTCAGAGCCCCTTTTATCGCTGTAATATAGTTACGATCTCAGACGTCGCCACGGGCGCTATCTTTCGCACCGAGACTGTCTATACGTCGGACTATATCTATACGTTTGCCAAAAACACTTTGGATAATTCCGCCTTTAATCGAGGACCGCAGCGCTCATTCATAGTGACGGTCGTCGTTCAGGATACTTTGGGTAATCAGTCCTTACCAGTCTCGATCACACCAGATAACCCGCCCCCCGCGGTTATTATGCCGACGCTGACGGCAGGTCAGTCCAGTATCTATCTTAATTACGTGAACCCGACTGATCCCGATTACGTCGGCGCTTTCATTTGGGTCTCTACAAATCCAACATTTAATCCGCTGACGACAACGCCAACCTATCAAGGATCGAATAATTTTCTGGCTATACCGGCGCTTCCGTCAACGGTTTATTACATCTGCATGGCGGGTTACGATCAATTCGGAACCATGAATCTCAATATTTCGCCGGTACAGTCGGTCGAGGCTATCGGTATTATTCTCGATACATCCGCGCCGAACGTCCCGACTGATCTCATTTTGTCGGCTGGAACGCTCACGCTTCCCACGGGTACGGTTCAGGCGGTTCTAAATGCGTCTTGGGATGTCAGTCCTTCGACGAACTTCTCCTACTTTAATGTGCAAATTAAGACGCTTGGTGGCAGTTATATCAGCTATCAGACCGCGTCGAATTCGTTCTCCTGGCCTGATCTGGTGGCTATGCAAGCCTATTCGGTTCAGGTGTCGGCCGTCTCTAAACTCGGTTACGCATCGAGTTTCTGCGCCGTCGTGTCGCTGACGATGCCGGCCAAGACCACAGCCCCCGGCGCCACCTCCTCTTTCACCGTAACCGCTTCGCTGAAAAGCGCATATCTGCAATGGATTAACTCGACCGATACCGACATCGATCACGTCGAAATCTGGCGCGGGACGACGAATGTTCAAAGCGCTTCGACGCTCGTTGGGTCTTCATACGGAACGGGGTTTACGCAAGCAGGGCTGACCACCGGCACAACCTATTACTACTGGGTGCGGGAAGTGAACACTTCCGGCGTAGCGGGTTCCTACAGCTCCGCTGTGAGTGTGACGCCAGGCGTTGTCGCGACAGGCGACATTGCAGCCAATTCGATCACGGCTGATCGTCTGACCGCGGGAACGATCACCGGCAATTTGCTGAATATCTCGACTTCGCTGCCCGCTACGATCACGATCGGCTCGTCAGGCGTAACAATCGGCTCGACCGCAGCTCCCGCCGCGCTAATCAACGCGCAGACAACGCTCATCGGCCCTGGTCTTATTCAGCTCACCGGAGCCACTACGCTATCTTCGTGGCAGTCTGGAAGCGATCTAACCAAGATAAACGGCGGTACGATCGCCGCCAACACGATCGCGGCGAACTCGATCTCGGTCGGTATGCGCGGATTAACATTAACGAATCTTGCTTTTTCATTCAATTTAAGCACCAGCGTTATATCGTGGACCGCTGGAACGATTTCATATACCGATAATACTAATACACCGCAGACGGTATCGATAGGCGCCGGCTCCGTGACCTATACTGGTACGCCGATATATATAGCGTGGCAACAGGGCGCAACATCTTTAGTAAGCGCCACCACGGTTTACTCTATCGCCAACTACGTGAATATGGCGACGTATAGCGCGATCGCCGGTCTGATCGTAACCTATGGTCAGACAAGTATCAATGGCGCTAATATTATGACTGGCTCAATTCAGGCCGGTCAGATTGCCGCGAATACGATCGTCGCGGCGAATATGGCGGCTGGCACTCTTACGGCGACTCAGATCGCGGCTGGAAGCATCACAGGAGATCGTTTAGTCGCTGGCACGATCACGGCCTCGCAAATAGCGGCCAGCACGATCACGGGTTCTCAAATATCGACCACAGCGGCGCTACCTGGAACGATCACCGTAAGCGGCACCGGTGTCACACTCGCCACAATGCAGACGCAGGCCGCCAATCCGGCGACGGTCGTCAACACCGGTACAACGAAAATTCTACCTGGCCTCGTCACAATTTCCGGCACGTCAACCCTATCAACCTGGCTCGCGGGCGGCGATCTGACTAAGATTGACGGCGGCAAGATTTACACTAACTCGATCGCCGCCAATTCTCTCAAAATCGGCGCGCGAGGTCTTGGAACTATTCAGGGCCTAGACTTTCAGGCCAACGCATCAACTAACGTACTGTCATGGTCGGCGGGATATATTCTCTACACCGACGATACGGGAACCGTGCAGGCGATCACCATATCGGCAGGCAGCGTCACCTATACGACTCAAAACTGCTATGTATATTGGACCGAAGGCGCGTCGTCGCTGTCATCAACGAGCACCAACGATTACACCACCGCGATGGCTTCGACGGGCGCTCTTATGGCGACATATGGTGGGGGCGCTAATCTCCAAGTGCTGTATGGCGGCACGATAATCGACGGCACACGCATCACGACGGGGACGATCTCGTCCAGCCAGCTTGTGACTGGGTCGGCGGTCATCACCGGGACATTGCAGCTCGGCGCTAATATCGTCACGATCCCAACAAGTTATTATAACTCATCAACCTACACTGGTGCGGGGGTTAGTAACCCATTTACGCTCGCTAGTGTCAATTTTACGCTGGATTATGCCGGGTTTGTTACGCTCCTGTTTTCCGGCATTCAGTCCTATTCGACTGGCGCGGCCACGTATATTGAAATGGACCTCGACAGTTCGAGGGT